TGATGGTGTATCAACCCGCGACGGATTGTCACAGGTATAAAAACAGCACCGGCGCATTGCGGGTGCTGGATTTATCAAATCAAAAAGGCGAACGTCATATGACATCCGCCTCATGCGTTATGGAGTTCGTTTTTTATGATGTTCTCGTATTCCGTGACGTGTTCCTCGACCGCCGGTCTCAGGTACGGGCGGGGCTTCACGCTCCTGCTACTGATGCCCGCGCCGCGCTCGGCGTTGTTGGTGATCCACTCCGGCGGCGGGCTGTAATCCTTGCCGGTGCCAAGCTCAACATCACTGTGTTACCGCAAGGGCTTTTTATCCCTTGCTTCTTATGGTTTCCCATAAGGTCGGCGTACATCACAAACCCGCGTCATTGTTGGCGCGGGTCTTCGGACACTCTTGGAGGGATTATCGCTCGCATTATCGCTCACCCTCTACGCTCTACGGTGCCGGGTGCTGTTCCCGGTTACCTCGGTGTCAGCTGTTATATATACGAATAGTGTTGTCGCTTATAGGTTTTGTTTTGTCCGTTGCAAACCTTGTATATTCCGGTTTCGCTTACGCCCTCAATTTCTGCGCATTGTTTGATTGATTCATAGATGACATTGGTTTCAACGTGCAATACACGCTTTTTTACTCTTGTCTGAAAAGCAGTATTGCCAGCCGTAAAACGCCCGTCACCGCGCCTGTTAGGTATGCCTTTACCACCATCACATTCAGAAACATTCCATCCATGTTTGATGGTATCGTATTTCTGAATATACTCACTTTCAAGGCGTTTCGCGGTTTCCTTTGTTTCTGCTTCATCTATCCTGATAAATTCATACGATTTATCAAGATGCCGTCTGTATCTATGTTCAGAAATCCTGCGCTTAAAATTAACTGTGCGCCCTACGTACAAAACACTCCCATTCTGCTTAATAACATAAATCGTATACATAATCGGCCTCCATTTCATCTGTGATACTTATATTATACCACAGATTTATCATTTTTACAATGCCGATTTTGCCCGATTATTCAATGTGCGTTACCGCACAAGGCCGCATGTTTGTCTACGGGGCATAGTGGATATTAGAACCAATTACCACTGTTCCTCCGTCGCTATCAACTCTGTGCGTTATGCTGTTCCTCAACGTGCCCGTGTCCACAGGCACAAGCCCCTTGGCATAGCTTTCAACCTTGCCCCCGATGATTTCAAGGGCGCGGGCCGTGGCCTGTTCCAGCGCGGCGCGGACTTCGGCGCTGTTGTCGGTGATGTCAACGGTTGCCATAGCTTAATCCCCTACCCCTGTTTCAAGGCGGGCTAAAAACTCCCTGTCCGGCTCTTCCTCCGGGTTCAGGTCGTTCATGTCCCACTCAGTTCCATATTTTTCTTCCAACGCCTTGTCCAGTTGTTCATCGGACATCGTGCTGTAATTAGCCATTTTTATCCTCCCTGTTTTTTACCGCATACTTCACATTATCCGTAACTTCCCTATTATCCACGCGCATAATCCATAGTGCGTTTCTGGACGTTGTGCATTTTTTCAATGTGTCATCAATATCCCTTTTCTCATTTGTTTGCGGGTCTTCGTAGATAATTCTACCATTTTCGTATCTCGCTGTAAAGAAGTGCCCACTGCCTCCATACCGTTTGTTCCATTTCACACGCACAATCGCCCGTGCCCCATCTCCCCACTGATCAAATGCACTTTTTATACTGCTCTTGAAATTGGAGCGCATACCCGGCACGATAACATCTGGGTCTTCCCACCATTCTTTCGTCTTAAACTTCCAACACGCCACCCCGCTGGATTTAATCGGGTCACTCCCGTCACGCGGCTTCGCGGTAACGTCATATCCCCTGTATACCAGTTCTTGCGCGACAACGGTTCTTTGGCAATTAACTGCCCAATTTCCGCCTTGACTATAATTTGGGTTTACCTGTGCCAGCTTTTGTTCTGCACTTCTTGTTTCTGGGTCATAACGGTTGAATTGCGTTAATTCTGGTTGTTCTCCTTTCGGGCGCTTTTCAGGCTCCTGTTCCTCGCCCTGCTTCATCGCCTCCCACTCTTTATACGTCATATCCCCCACGATCTCGCCAGTCTCATTGTCCCGGCGCTTCATCTCGCTGGGATATTCAGGGTAGACATATGTCAAGGTACAGCGGCAGTTGTACACGTTGCCGCCCGCTGCTGTAGGATCGCCGGGGAACCGTATCTTGCCAAGCTCGCTGATAAACGGCTTGTCAACTTCCTGCACCTGTCCGTCCAGCTTGCGGTGGGAATCGCGCGTGCGTCCGTCCAGCGTCGCCAGCCAGCGTTTCTTGACGTTGATTCCGAGCTTCTGCGCCTGATGCAGACCCTCTATGCGGCCCGCGTTCTGTGCGCCCGTGTACGCCGTGCGGGCATTTCTCACGGCGCTGGCGTATGAGCTTTCACCCGTTTTCTGCGCGATGCGCTTTGCGATCTCCGGGATGCCCTCACCCTGTATGATGCCCTGAGTGATTGCCCCGTTGATCAGCTTGTTGTAGTACGGATATGCCTTGTCCTTCAACACGGCCTTTTCGGGCGGCAGCATGGGCAGCATCATGGGATCGCTCTTGATCAGCCGCGCCACCGTCTGCTCGTCGTACAGCATGAAGCCCGTGTTGATGTTGGCGTCGTGTTCCAGACCATAGCCGATGTAATTGGCATTCTCGGCGAACACGCCCAGCTTGCCCTCGTTGATGATCTTCGACGCCGCGCGGTCTGCGTTCAAGAGCGTTTGCTGAATCTGCTCCTTGCGGGCCTTCCACTGGTTGCCTTGAAACACCTGTCCGCGCATCCACGCCTGATAATCGGCCTTGGATAGCTTGCCATCCTTGACCATCTGCCGATACTTCTTATCGCGCGCCTCGTGGCCCTTCTGCCACGCTTGCATCTTCTCATCGATCTCCCGGGCAGCCTGCCTATAAACCCGCGACAGACGCCATTCTGCGCGTCTCACGGCGAGGTCTGTTTTCTGGCCGCCGTAGTCGATCATGGGTTATTCCTCCGTCTGCTCTCCAAGCATTTGCTGTACCATGTCACGCACAAGTCCCTCAAGCTCGTCCGTGTTCTCGAAGCGCCTGCTGTCCTCCTGCGTCTTGCGGTTCAGCACTTCCTCGCGCATGTCCGGCGTGATATTCGGCAGCAGCGTCAGAATGGTTTCATCGTCAAGGTAGGACGCTTCCGCCAGAACGATGTCCGCCTGCTCCTTGACATTGACGATACGGTTGCGCTTGAAGATCGGCACCGCGCCCTCGCCGGATATGCCCATCAGGGAAAGCAACTGCTGGATGAAGTCGATGCACTGATACTCAAAGTCATCCGCGTTCTCGTCCATCGGCTGGTAGGCCGCGTCAAGGTGGTCGTTGGTGCTGCTTGCGCTCACAGCATGCACGTCAAGCGCGCCGAAATCCTCATAGATGGCCTTGCGGATGTGATCGAGGTATGCCATGCGGCTCTCATACGGCACGTCCTGCACATACGGATGAAGGCTGGCTGAATCAATGCCCGCGCTCTTTGTGTCCGCCGTAGCGACGCGGTTCACGCGCAACCGGTTCATGAACTCCTGCAGGTCGTCATCGTCCATGCCGTTGCAGTTTTCGATGATCCAGTATATCTGGGCGCAGTCCTGCAGGTCATTGGCGAAGCCGGACTGAATCAGGTCGAAGCTGTCAATGCGCTCCCTCATGCCCACCAGCGTTGACTGGTAAAGCTCAGATCCTTTCATGCGGATGATCGGAAGTGTGGAATAGTTCTCCGTGCCCACCACCATGTCCCCATCCGCCGGGGTACTGGCAACGCGCACGATATACGGTCTCAGGTCATCGACCAGCACCAGATCATAGCCTGCCGTGGCGGTCTTGGAACGGTACTTGCTGTAGCCGTCCTCCGTGTACAGCACCGCCGTGATGGGCTTCTTGTCCGCAAGCTGCCAGAAGCGGATGCCCGCTCTCAGCGCGCCCGTTTCCTCATCGTAGAACGGAACGAACTCCGTCAGCGGGAACACATACAACCTGTCGAGGTTCCAGAATCCGAAGCACTCCCGGTGTATCAGCGCCTTGTACGCCAGCCGGTAGAACTGATTATCGAAGTCCGCGCCCAGCCGCTCCTTGATGGCGTGATCCTGAAAATCCACGCCGTTGCCAAGGCTGTATGTACACCGCTGGGTGTTCAGCCGATGGAAGAAGTTGGACGATATGCGGTTGTTCGCCGCCGTCACGTCCGCGAAGCCGGGGCCTGCCCTGTCTGCAATCAGCTTCGTGTACTGGTTCACCGTCACATCCCGCTGATGGTCGTACAGGTCAGCGTCAACCGCCATCATGTACTCCGGGCTGTTCAAGTGGTTCTTGATCGCCAGAGCGATGAACTCAGTCAGCCGTCCGGCATCCCGGTACTGCTCGAAATCCTGATATGTGTATATCGTGCTCATGTCTGTTCTCCAATCGCCGCCTTGCCCTTGCGGCGGTCGTAATAGCGGCAGACCACGGCTGCGGAATCACAGGCATCATCGTGTTCCGCGTCCTCGGTGTAATCCATGATCTGCGCCAGATAATCCTTGTCCGTGCCCTCAAGCCACACGATGTTGCCCCACCATTTTCTCAGGTAGGTGCTGATCTTCATGTACTTGTTCTCGATCTCGGAGTATACCCGCGCCTTGTACCCCTTGCGGACAATCTCACGCGCCACAAAGCCCTTGTCGGCGTTGCTCTCAAGCTGTATCGGCCCGCAGCGCAGCCGCTGGGCATCGGCGATGATGGCATCCAGCACGGTGTCCACGTGGGCGTGCCACATGCGCCCGTACATGTACAGCGTATCGCCCCGGCGCTGACCGCAGGTGAAGGCTGTGTAGTCCTCGCCGCCGTAGGCCGCATCAATGTGGGCGATGCCGTCCCATATCAGCCTCTCGTCGTTGGTGAACGTCGGCGGCGTGTCGAACAGCGCGTTCTCCTGCGCAATGTGACGCAACTCATAGTTGGCAGCGAACAGGGATGGGGACATGCTGTGGCGCAGATCGTCAAGCTGTTCATCATCCAGCATCCCGGTGGAATAGCAATCCCACATTTCCGGCTCCGGCATCAGTTCAAAGGCGTCCTCTTTATGCCAGGGCGTGCCTGTGTTGATGAAACGCCCGCCGGGGTTGCAGATGTTTTGCAGCTCCATATAGACGGCCTTCGTGCGCTCCCGCTCCGCCCGTGA